AATCAATTATATTTTTTATAGATTTTTAATTATTTTTGCGAATTTTTTATATATTATCAAAATTTAATTTATATTTTAATATGTTATCATAATCTAAATCATATATAATAGAATTAAAAATACCAATTATATTATTATCAGTCTCATTATCATGTGTAATATCAAGTATATTTGGATTTAAATATTTAATAAAATCAATTAAGAAAAAATTAGTAAAACTAAAATCTTTAAAATCTTTTTTAATCTTTTTTTTAAAATAAATTTCAAATTCTTTTAAATCATATTGTTTAAAAAATTCAAATAATATTAATTCGGGATGCGCATGTTTATGATATTTTTCAATTGAAGGTTTATCATAATTTTTAAGAATATATTTTAATATATTTAAAAATTTATTCTCTTTATCCCATGTTTTACTATTGCTAATTAACATTTTTCTCGCATTTTCACTATATAAAAGAGCCATTAAGATAGAATTAAACCAACAAGTTGCGGAATATTGAGGAATAACTTTTAAATCTCTACAAGTATCCATTATATATGATTAATAAAAAAAATGAATTATTCTTTAAAGCAAAAATAGAAGATTGCTTATCTTTTTTTATAAAATTCTACTACTTATTTGTTTTGAAACAAATTTATTAATATATTCTTCGGTCATATATAAGTCTACTGGCTTATCTTTTTTCGGATTATGATACATATTTAATATATTACTTAATAACATATATCTAAGTTCATTTATATTAATTTTTTTAAATTCATTATCTAAAAAAGATCTTAAATCATCTTTAGTATTACCTTTATATTTTGGTAAAATAAAATATAAAAGATGTTCTTTTAATTCATCTTTTGTAAGTTCGTCTATTGAATACATATCTTTTAAAAATTCATTAGGGTTTGATAATTCAAATTTATCACTTGATAATAGTTGATCAGGTGGTATGCGAACATATACTAATATTCTTTCACCTTGAGCAAAAGAAAAACATAAATTTCTTTCATCTTTATTGTCTAATTTACATTTTTTAGTATTTAAACAAAATTCTTCATCTTTTCTTAAACCCCAATCATATTTTATTAAAGGACATGGAGAAGTAACTGACAACCAACCATTATAAACATATCTATTACTATTACACGTAATTCCGACAATAGCATGTTGAGGATCATTAAAATTACTAATAATACAACTATCTAATTTATATTTAACGTTATTAAAAGTAATAATATCTTTATATTCTTTAATACCATCTTCTGTAATATTATATGTAGATAAATCAAAAACTTTTGATTTATATAAATCATTTAATTTAAAAATATTATATAACTCTATTGGTATTATATTACCCAAATCTGAATGATATAATATAATAAAATCTGGAATATTTTCTATTATTTTTTTAATTATACCTTGTAAATAATTTTTATTATAATCATATACCTTATCTAAACTATGTCCTAAAAAATCTCTTTCATATTTATAAGTAAAATATTCTTGTATTCCTATTATTTTTGTATCTTTTTCACTATCATATGTAATATCTAATGTTTTTGGGTTTATTTTACTAAGAAAAATTGTTATAAAAGAAGGATCAAGACTAAAATCATTTATATCTTTTCTTATGTTTTCTTTAAAAAAATTTTTTAAATCATTTAAATTAAATGATTTAAAAAATTGAAATAATATTATTTGAGGTTGCATGTGTTTATAATAATCTTCAATTGAAGGTTTATCATAATTTTTAAGAATATATTTTAATATATTTAAAAATTTATTACTTTTATCCCATGTTTTACTATTGCTAATTAACATTTTTCTCGCATTTTCACTATATAAAAGAGCCATTAAGATAGAATTAAACCAACAAGTTCTAGCATCATATTGAGGAATAACTTTTAAATCTCTACAAGTATCACTCATTATTTATAATAAATAAAAAAAATGAATTATTCTTTTAATAAATAAGTTAATGGAGGGTATTGAAAATCTTGGCGGAACCTGTGCTATTAATAGTATTCTTCAAATAATTATTAGAAATAATCATATACGTTCAATTATATTAAATTCATCTACTCCACCAAATACCTTCACAAATGAATTAAAAGAAATTATAGATTTAATTCATAATCAAAATAAATCAATTACACCACATAAATTCATTAATTTCTTCTTTGAAACTTTCAAAGGAATTTTTAATAGATATGAACAGATAGATATTAACGAATTATGGATATTCATTTATAATAAAATTTTTGATGAAACTGCTATACCATTACCTCCAATACCATATATATCATCTATATATGATAAACATAATCACGAAATATATCTTCATAATAATAAGAAATCAAGTGATTTAACGAATTTAACACAAGGTTCTTTCGTTAATATTATAGAATGTTGTAATTGTAAATATAAATCATATTCATTTGAACCATTTATATCAATGTCTCTTGATATTATAGAAAATCAATCAATAGCCAATCTTATTATTAAAAGTTTGCTTCATGAATTAAGAGAAGCAGATGATTGGAGATGCGAAGGATGTAATCAAAAATGTTCATATATAAAAATGAAAAAGATTTGGAAATTACCCAAAGTATTATTTATATCTCTAAATCGTTTTAATGAAACTTTTCAAAAAAATAATTCAAGTATTTATATTAACAATCAATTAAATTTTAATGTAGAATGTATAGCAACCGCTGATAAAGACCATATATATAATATTAAAAGTTTAGGATTACATTATGGAAATTTATTAGGTGGTCATTATACCGCATTATGTAATATAGATGACTATTTCTATTTATATAATGATAGTAATGTTAATAAAATTAAAAAAGAAGAGGTATATGAAGAATTGAAGAATAATAATTCTGGTTATTTGATTGTTTATGAATTAGAATGATTTGTCAATTGTCTTAAAACTTGCTAAACCTTCTTTTAATAATAAATCATGAAAATCCTTGATATTCCCACCTTTTTTCAAATAATCATCTCTTAATTTAATAATATATAATTTTCCTACCATATATGAAACAGCCTGAGCGGGCATACATATATATCTCTCAATTTCATTTTTAATATCACTAATTTTATTAGGTAAATATGATTTCATATATTCGAATGCTTTTTTATAAGTCCAACCATAATAATTAATACCAGTATCAACAACTAAACGCATTTTTCTCAAAAGAGACATATTATTATTATCATCGTAATCTTCACAATATGTTTCCATATAAAAGGCGAAACCTTCAACTAATGCGGTATTAAAATATTTATAATATTTATATTTAGGAAGTTTATGATGTCTCATATAATCAAAATGATAACTATGGAGACATTCGTGCATTAATAACGAATGAACTTCATTTCTACTAATTTCATTATAATATGATAAATTTATAAAGACCTTATGTTCTAATGGTTTATAATAACCTAATGGAGTATATTTCTCATTATTCTTACTAATAATTTTAATGACAAATGTTTTTTTAGGTTTATAATGAAAATATTTATCTAATACTTCATCAAATACATATGAAGCATATTTTAAACAATCATAGAACATTTCTTCACGCGATGAATAAACATCAGTTTTTTTCTTATTAACATTTTTTAATAATTCTAATCCTTTATTATGTATTTCTTCTGGTGTTATATCTAAATATCCGCAATTTTCTTTTATTAATTGAGAATAAATGCTTTTACCATTTTTGATATAACATAAACCTAATTCATTTCTACAATATGGATAATAATTATTTTTAATAAAATTATATAAATTAGAATAATGTTTTAAATGTTTAATTTTTTCCATAAATTTTTTAATAATCATTTTTGGGAATGTTATTTTTAATTCTAAACCTTCTTTCGCTCTTTTTATATGTGTCTTAACTAATTCATCAAAATCTCTTTCTCTTGATTTTTTTTGAACAGCATTCTTAGGATACAATGTTTCATTATCTTCTAAAAAAATAGTTATAAAATTATTAAATGAAGAAAATAATAAAAAATATATTTTAGTATCAAGTGTATGTTTATAAATATCTAATAAATATTTTAATTCAATATCTTTTGTATGCTTATATTTATCAATTATCTTTAATTCTTCATTAATATAATCTTCACTTAAATAATTATCATAATGGGATAATGTTTCATTATCTCTTTTACCGAATACAAATCTTTCAACAGGTGATAATTTAAAATTATCTTTCATAAAATTTTCATAATCGTTCATTTTCTAAATAGAATAATTATAATTATTTAAAAATAGAATATGAATATAATTTTTCCTTTAATAATATCTTTAATAATCATCTTTTTTTTAATTTTAATTTTTAATTATAATAAAGAAGATTTTGTAGGTAGTTATGACCAAAATACAATTGAAGATTTGATACCTATCATATATGAACCATCTAATCCATATTTAAAAAAAGAATTATCAGAATATGAGATAATAGATACTTATAAGAAGATTTTACAACGTCCTCCAAATATGGATGAATTAAAATTAAAATCTTTTCAATCAAAAGATAGTTTAACAGAAGAATTATATAATTCTTATGAATATGAAAAATTAACAAAAGTTCAAGATAATCTCGCAGAAGGTGGTATAGAAAGTTCAATAGCAAAAAGAAACTTATTAAGAAAAATAATAGGATTTTATAAAAAGAAATATCAAAAAGAACCTAATGATAATATATTAATGCCTTTAAGAGATTGTTATATTCATTTAAGAACCAATCAATATTTATTTAGGGCATTTTTAGAAGCAGATAATTATTTAACATTTGAAAATGAAGTTTTAACAACTAAAACAATTACTAAAAAAATTCTTCTTGAAATTTTCAACAAATATTATAATCTTCTTGAATTAAAATTAAAAGCAGAAGAAATCATTAAAGCTACTAAGGGAGGTATAGAAGATAATAAAAATGAAGTTGATATAGAAACTTTAAAAAAAGAATTAGCTAAAATTACAAAAGAACCAACGCCAGTAGCAAAAACCGAACCTCCTCCTAATGTTTCCACTGTTAAAGATGTTAATGATTATTTAAAAAAACCAGCTGTTAAAGAAAGTTTTGACACAGAAGAACATGGAGATTTAAGTTCTACTATTAAGAGATATATAGAAAATGCTATTGCTTCCAATCCAAAATTTAAAAAAGAAGAAGCTCCACCAAAACCAGAAGAAAAACCTAATCAAATTAGACAAATTACAAGCGAATTACCTGAAAATAGTGAAGTATTTGTTCGTGTATATAATCCTATTGAATATAAACAATCTTCTTATACAGGTGATGCTCGTTATAGACCTCCTATATGTACATCATTAGGACAAAAGACATTAGAACAGCCAGTTTATTTAAATACATATGGTGAAGATTTAGATAAGGCATTTGAACAAACACAGGTAGGAAGTATAATGCCCAAATTCATTTATAAAGAATATCAAGATGTTAGAATTAAATAAAAACAAAAATTACATAATCGCCATTATAACATCTTCATATTCTGCATCTGTATTACAACGACGGATGATAAATTCAGTCGCATTATCACATCTGTCATCTGCGAAATATACGACCATATATTTATCTTCTATCTCCAACACGAAATAATTTCCATTCGCACATAAGAACCAATTATCTAACCCTAATTTTGAAGAGACCAAGCAGGCAAATTCTGCGATATTACGAATGTCAATATCCAATGGTTCTTTAAAACAATAAGAACCAACGGCAAATTCATTCGTAATAGCATACACTTTCTTGATTTCATCAACGATAATTTGAACGGAAGTCATTATATTTTTTCTATTAAAATGAAGAAATCATTTTTTATTATTTTTACTTTAAAAAAATGATTAATTTATTTTCATTATTTTTAATATCAAATGATTGAAATAAGTTGTTATTATATTCATACAGATGACGAACCATCATTTATAGTATTTATAAAATATGAAAAATATTTTAAGGTTCTATTAAATTCTTATAAATGTATAATATTATCTAATAACACATTCGCAAATATACCAAATTTAAATGAATATTATCTGTTATCATTATTTACAACATGTAAAATTAATGATGTCGAATTGTATAATAATAAGATGATAATGATGGTTAAATTAGATTGGAAAAAAATTAGATATACGGATCATTATTATGAGGTAGCGGTGAATA